TTCAATACCTGAAAGTCAAAGAGAGACTCAATTTGATAATATAGTGTCAAATTTATTCACATTTACATACTACACAATTGAATCTGACGAAGTTGATGAGGAGTGTGGTGATTGTTATGGTAGTGGAGAGGTTAATTGTGGTAATTGTGATGGTAATGGTAAGGTTGATTGTGATGAATGTGGGGGTGATGGTGAAGATTCAGATGGTGATACTTGTAACAGATGTGATGGTGAAGGTGATTTTGAATGTGACTATTGTGGTAGTAGTGGACAAGAGACTTGTGACAGATGTGACGGACAAGGTTATATCAAATTAGACGATACTTATGAAATTGAACAGTATTATTGCACATCATACGACCCAAATATACTTGAAGTTTGTGAAATGTATGACGAAGATGAGATTGTGGTATCAGGTGATATTAATACTATTGAGAATAGAAAAAAAACAATAGTATTATATACCGATACGAGAAATATTGAGGAAAACAGTGAGTTATATAGGGGTGATATCCATTTTTACGAATATAATAGGGACCCTGAATTTTATGGTAACGGTAACTATATTTCCGACACCCACATTAATGATAAAGATTAAAAAAAGAGGACTTTTGTCCTCTTTTTTATTATGGTACCCCCGACAGGATTCAAACCTGTGACCGCAAAATTAGAAATTTTGTGCTCTGTTCTGCTGAGCTACGGAGGCATTTATCTGTTACAAATATAGACAAAATTTGTTACAAAATCAAATCTTTTTTACGACGTATCTATATCCCGAATCGGAATTCATCTGAAGAATGTTTTTAAAATCTTCAGCTTTAACTTCAGTGTCAAACTCTAAAACCTCATCTTGTGAATTAAGAATTATAACAGGTAATTCTTTTTTATCTAACTTAATATATTTTATAATACAATACATAATTAATAACCGAAATGTGTCCCACTAAAATTATCCCAAGGGTCCTCAACGTGGATTTGTTTTTTATCTTCTTTTATAATTTTACAACCTCTACTAATTAAAAAATCAGGAGTATTTTTAAATTCTTTCCAAGTATCAAAGTCCTTTAGTTCTTCAATCAATTCTAATGGAATTAATATACTATCAACTTCTTGATTAAATAATACTTTGTTTTTGTCACTTGGGAACATAATTAAATATGAATATTTTTTTGGTTAATGTCAACTTACAGATATAAATAATTAGAGAATTTTTTTTGACTAAAAAAGTTTGGTTTTTTGTCAATTAATATTTAATTTTGTTACTATGATACAAGGAGTATTAGTTTTAAATGCGGATTATAACCCAATCAATGTAACATCCCTACAAAGGGGATTTAATTTGGTATATAAGGGTAAAGCTGAGATTGTTAAATCGGCTGATAATCCTATTGTGTCAAGTTTTGGTAAATTTGTTCGTCCGTTAATTATCCGTTTATTAAACTATGTATCGGTTAAATCAAGAAAGATAAGAGTTAATCGTAATAGAATAATGAGACGTGATGGTTATACTTGTGTATATTGTGGAAGTAAGAAAAATTTAACCATTGACCACATTATACCCAAATCAAAAGGGGGTGATAATACTTGGAAGAATTTGGTTACCTGTTGTTCTCCTTGTAATTTGAAAAAAGGGGATAAGTCACTTGAGGAGATTGGAATGAAGTTAATAAAAAAACCCACAGAACCTAATATATTTTCAGATGCTGTGGGTCAGGGACTTCAAAAGATTTGGCAAGATTACCAAAACAACTTTTAAAATTCTGCTATTTTACTTGATAACTTATCAATAAAAGACTGCTTAACTTCATTTGAAGTTCTCTCAACATTTTGTCTTGCTGAGTCTAAAACTGAAGTTAATCTATTTGCAATTTTAAATTTAACGTCATCCATTGTAGACCTCATTTTGTTTACGGTGGATGATTTTAACATACTTTCTAAACTATCATCAGTTACATTATCAGACTCAATACTTTTGTCAATTGCCGAACTAATTTTATCAGCAACAAACGTTGGGTCGGACAATAATCTTGTAACCTCTGAATCAGGCACACTATTTAATTCATTAGTGATTTCAATTCCAATCTTAGAAGAAGGTTCTACTTTAAGTTCTCTTAGAATGTGATTGATTGTTTGTTCTTTCATCTTTGACTCATTCCCTAAAAATAAACTGTTAAATGCTTTCTCAAAAGTCGCTTCAATGTTCTCAGTTATAATTCCATTAGAATTTTGTAATGATTTTGTATGTTCCATTATTTGAGTTAAGAATTTTCTATAGTTTTGTGAATAGAAGTTCTCAGCGATTTCATTTAATGATTTTTTGTGTATTTCAACTTTAAGAGATTTAACCATCTTAGTTTCAACCAATTTAGTTCTTAAAGAATTTTCAATAGATTTCATTTTATTTTCAGTTAATTTATTTGCAGTTCTACTTGACAAATTAATTGCCCAATCACGGTCCGCGATTCTTTGGAACTTTCTTATTTTATTGGTTAATCCAGGATGATATTTCACACAATAAAAAACTGCGTCTTTGGTTGAGTTCATTTTATTTATGAAATTATTTCTTGTCATTCCATAACTGTCAGTATCATATTTGTTATATGCACTATCATACATGTCAAGCAAATCTTTACACGCACTTCTTTCAGGTTGTTTAGCTCCTGTCTTAGACAATAATGACATGATATTAGTACCCTTATCAAACAAATTACTTAATTCGGCAATTACAGGTGCTCCTGATTCTATTTTTTGATAATCGGAAACAACACTATCTTGTTTACCTTGTTGGTATACATTATTGTACCAAAAATCAAATGCTTCTTTATAGACAACTTTTTTATCCTTACCCATAAATGAGTCTCTTTTTGTTGCCATGTATTTAACTAAAGGACTCTGATGAATTGGGTCAGTTGTAATATATGGTTGAGATTCAATTGAACCGCATAATCCATGTAAAACTCCACCAGGACTAAAATAAAACTTCTTTGAGTTTATCCAATTGATAAATTCAGAAACACTACTTTCAATTCCGTATGTCTCAAAATAGTTCCCACTAGTCCATTTATCATCACAATTAATTTGTAATTTTGATGGTGTAGTTGTTGTTTGATTTGTCCCACCACCTTGCTGAGTTGTGTTTGTTTGATTGGACCCTCCAGTACTTTGTTGAGATGATGGTTTATTAATCTCATCTTGATATATTTTACCGAACTCTTTCCACGCCTTTCTAATACAACTATTATCAGGTTTACCTGTTACAGATAAAGAAGAACCGTCATCACATTTAAAATCTGAATTATTTTTTTTCATCCATCCTCTAAACTCATTACCTTTAGTATCATCTAATCCTGTCGCTGGATATGATGAACCTCCTCCACCACCTCCTGATGTTTTTTTCTTCGCATACCATTTACCGTCAGCACCCTTTCTAACAGTATGAGTTCCAGCAGCATCTAATTGAGCTGCTTTATTTTTACTTACTTCTTCTTCACCTGATTTGGCCGGTTCATTTAACATCATTACTTAAATGTTTTAGTTTTTTTATCATATTCATATCCAACAGTTGAATTTTCTGATGCGTAATAAAATCCATCTTCCTTCTTAACTCCATTTTCACCAACCTTATTACCCGGGGTTAGTTCATAAGATTTCCATTTTGATAAAATTTGGTCTTCAGTCTCCTCACCACTTTGTGATTCTCCTCCAAAATTTAATTCACTAGTTGGCAATCCCGCTTCTTCAAAATCTTTAATAGTTGCACCTTGTTTAATTAGTTCATTTGCGAATTTGATGTAGTCAGAATTGTTTTGGTCATTATTTAACATTTCTTGTAGTTTCGCTTTAACTTCTTCGTCCTGTGGGGTTAATTGTGAAACAAATTGAGCTCCGTCAAGTAATTCCATAACCCCATTAATAGGTAATGTAATACACCCACCTAAATCTTTAATTTGGCTTGATAATTCCCCATACATTGTTTTATATATCTCAAAGTCGGCACCTGATTTAACAGCATAATCCCAAAGAACTTTCACTACCTTAACTATTAAACACATTTTAATTATAAAAATAGAATATGCCGCGATAACAAAAACTGATTTTGACGGTTGTCCTTTATATAATTTAAGTAAACGTTCATATAGTTTAAATCTGTTAGCACTTTTAGTTACCATAGTCTGAACATTTGGTATCACATCAAAATATGGGTTACTTTCAGAAATTGAATTTTTAATAGTATTTAATTGATTTGTAATATTCTCAGGGCTCCACAATTTAGGATTAGAAACTGCGGAATCATATAAACCAACTAATTCATCATATTTAATATTTTTACCTTTGATTTTTCTTGAAAGTTCAGAAAATGCTGTGTCAATTTCAGGTTGTACCGATTTTTTAGGTATAGAACTTAAATTAAGTTTATTAGTTATAATTTTTTTTAATTCATCGTCCATAGTTGATGAATTAATTGCATTTCTTAATTCAGTTAAATTATCAATCTGTTGGTTATATAATTTAGGATTTTTTACACTGTCAATATTTTTAAAACCCTGTACTGATGATAATAATTGAGATACTTCTTTAAACTCACCAGAAGTAATCATATCATCAACTAATTTTGAATAAAATGAGTCGTTTCGTTTAATAACGTCATCTAATAACGAATACCAATTAACCCCACCACCAATATTTGACAATGACTCACCTGAAATTAATTCATCATTAATTGTTCTTAAATAACTATCAATATCTTGTGGAGACGCACTGGATAAATTAAATTCCTTAGTTATCCACGGTCTAACCGCATCATACGCAGCTTCATCCATGATATCGTCTGAAACTCCATCCATATTTCTAGTTGCACTTTCAATAATGTCTTTCATTAATGATTCAAACCATGGCTGTCCGATACTTTCTAAAATTACATTTTTAGGAGATACTCCCATTATTTCATGTAATCTTTTTATTTCTTCAAATAATAAATTTGTATTCATAATATATTAATATTTAGATAAATATTTTAGTCCACAGGAATATCACTGATTTCATCAAGTAATTTTTCTTGTTCCTCATATTCTTGGTTTAATTTGTCAATTTTTTCTTTTAGTTTAACACAATAACTTTGTAAATTTACTTTTTGTCCTGTTTTAGGGTCAATTGTTTCATATTTACCAAATTTTTCTCTTTCTTGTTTTGTTACAGTACCTAAAGCTTCTTGATATAAACTTGGGTTATTCATTATTTCATCCGCAACTACATCATAATCAACTCCACTTCTATTCTTTTTTACCCACGAATTCCATCTTTCAAACTCAGTCTCAGTTATTTCTCTACCGTATATTTTTTTATGTAAATCACTAATTGTTGCAATTAATTTAAACCCATAATACCCTATCATTGGTGATAATGTTAAAATACCCTTCGTCCCCGCTTCTCTAAGCATTGATTTGATTAAATTAGTTTTTGCGGACCCAATGTCTTTAGCTAAAGCTTGTTGCATTTTACCTCTAGCAAACGTGCTCAACTGTTGTTGAAACTCACTATTTGACAGTAACTCTTGGAATAGTTTTTGTTCGGTTGTTGTTAAATTTGAATTAAAATTAACTAAATCTTGGTATGAGCTTAGATTTGCCTCTCTCATTTTCTGAGTAAACGATTTTCTTGTCCAATCATCAATTCCACCAGTTAAGAACTTAGATATTACTGGTAATTCGGCAAACACCCCTAAAAACGCAATTGCAACATCTAATTTAGCCTCATCATACTTCCCGGCTTTATAATTTTGATTTGCTGAAACAAGGTTAATTCCAACGTCTGCCGCGGTTGCCGCTAATGTTACTGATAAGGCACTTCCACCTAAAACCGCCGCCGCACCTCCACTAACAATTGTCGCTAATATTATTCCTCCAATTTGTATTAAAGCTCCGTATTCATCCCAAAAAGTAGTGTCTTCAGGTATAGTATCATAAACACCTTTTTGAATTTTTACTGACCCGTCTTTATCTCTATATCTACCACCAAGAGTATGTCCTTTATATCTAATTTTACCATCAGCAACATCAAGCAAGAATTCAATTGCTCTCATACCCTTTTCATTTATTGCTCTGTCAATTTCCTCATCAGTAAATGCGTTTGTTACAAAAGAACTCATTTTCAATTCTTTTTTTACCTTTTCAATCCATTTTAAATTTTCAGAAGCCTTTGAAATTGAGTCAAAATTAATGTTAGAGTATTTTGTATTAGTAACATCAGGTGACTGAGTGATGTCTATTTTGAATAGGTTATCTGATATTTTTTTACCTTCACCTGACTCTATATCTTTAGGTTTGAACTGTTCAATCCCATAAAATTCATCAAAACCATTCATTAAGTTCCATTCCCTTATTGACATTTGAACAGATTCGTTATTAATATCCCATTTTAAATTTTTAGCGTCTTTATAACTAACAGGTGGGAAGTCTCCACTCGGTTCTTTAATTTTTAATCTTGTAACTTTATCATATTCAGTTGGGGTCCCCTCAAAAGTGAACTTGTCAACATTTTTTGAAGCCGTACTTAAATTTCCGAATGAGATGTCATAATTCCATCTATTAAATACTATTCCCCACCCGCATTTAGTATTGTGATTTACCGCCAATGACATGTTTTGATTCCACATTGGTCCTGTTTGAGATAGGTTATATGTTTTAGCAACTGATGGATAATTAACTCTAAACCACTGTCTAAATGAGTCAGACCCATTTTCACCTGTTTTATCTTTAAATGGATTTTTACCAACACTCCCCATTAAATTAAATCCTTTTGATTTTTCACATTTTTGATTTTTTTCTAAACTTTGTTGTGTGTCTATTTTTTTTGAATTTTCATATCCTTTTATGATACGACTTGCGGGCTCTAAAAATCTGAAATAATTTGCGGATACTAAATTTGAGGGGATGTCCTCAGGTTGTTTTAACCTAACGTCAATACCAAACTCATTTTTAGTTGTTGTAATCCCTTTTGATTTTTTATCATTAAAATCTTTCAATTCTTTTTGATAAATTGTCTTGTCAAGTATTAATGACGCTGGGGTATATGATTTACTACCCATAAGGGCAACACTTCTGTTTAAAAGTTTGTCTCTTCTCAATTTATATAATTGAGGTAGGGACATTGTATTAATTAATTGTGCAAACTGATAAATTTTGTCATCAATATTAGGAACCCTTTTAGGGTCTCTCCAATCATATTTATTAATTTCATCAATTAATGTATTAACATTATATTGTTCTAAAATTAACGTTCCAACATTTTCAGATAAAGTTTTTTTATTGTCATATTTCATTAACAATAAAACTCTTTCTAATATTTCCTGTTTGTTTTCTCCCATTACCAAATTTGATTTGCAACCCCTCTACCAATACCTGTAGACCACACTTCACCTTTTTTACCTAACATATTCGCCTTACCTCTTTTAGTAACATATAAGTCGGACCACTTAGGCATTGCCTTCGCACCCCCTCCTCCACCAGCCGCAGCATCCTGTTCGTCAATTTCACCGCTAGACTTTTTGGAATCATTTGTGAAAGTATAAGACTTTAACAAATCAATTATGTCATCAATATCGTTAGTCATTTTTAATGATAAATATCTATACTAAATCAAATTTTGTGTATATTAGCAATATGAAAAATCTATTTGTTGTTTTATTCTCAATTTTATTATTAACTTCTTGTGAAGTTTATGAAGAACCAACATATCCAACTTTAAGTGGTGAATATGTAATTGATTTAGTCACAGTAGATGATATGTCACTTACTCAATATCTTTCTGGAGATACTTTAGAGATTGAGGCTAATGAGTTTCCAATTGACACACTAATTGTTGGGATAACTAAGATTAAATTTTCAAATGATAGGATTTTCTTCAACCCTTATTTAAATCAATACGGAAACACTCAATGGGAGAATGAATTTTTCTACGTAACAAGAAATTACGAATATCACGGTTCGGGACATTTTTTAGTGGATATGAATGGTAAGACATTCATATTTGATATAGTTGAGGATGGTTTGACAAATCTTGTTATTAAAAGTAACTCATTTAACAAAACAATTACTTTTAACCTAACGATGGTTGGCCATTAAAATAATTCTGACGGTGGGATTTTTTTTGGATTTGTCTCGTAGTACTCTGATAAAAAATTGGATAATTCCGACTCGTCAATACTACAATCATCATTAATGTAGTCGTCGTTTAAAATAATGTCGTCAGTATCCTCTTCATAAGTTATGGGGTATTCATCATCGTTTAAACCTTCAATGACATAATACCCCATACCTTCAATAATATCAATTTCAAATTCATCTTCTCTGATATAATCATCAGAGTCGTCCTTCATCCTAAAGGAAACCTGTATTGCTTGAGTCTTTTGATTATAATATGACTCTACAATTTCTTTAATCATCTTTAGATAATCTTCTTAAACCACTTTAGTGACTCTTGTATTTGTTCTGAGACTAATGGAGCCTTTGATTTTAGGTTAACGTTCTCCTCAATCTCTTCCATTGTATACATTTTGTTTGAGCATTCACATGTTTCACCTTCATACATCTCACCACACTCGTTACACTCTTTTTTAGATTCACTCATTTTACCTGACATACATTCACAAGTTTCAGCTTCATAAATCTCGCCACACTCATTACAAGTTTTCATTAATTTTTTATTAATGTTTGTATGTTTGTATTCCATTACTTCACCTTTATTATTAACCGTAATTCCACCTTCATCTAATGCGTAATTACCGACAGTCAGAGGTGTCTCACTAGGTCCTTTACCTTCACGAGTCACATAACCATCATATAGTTTAGTGTGTTTTTCCTTAATGGAATTTTTTTCTTCTTCAGATATGTTTAAAAAATAAGCTCTCATAATTTAATTTTCTTATAAATATATTGACATTACCATTTGACAAAAAAAGATAATTAATTTAAATTTATGGTTATGACACCTGAATTAAAAAAACAACCGGTATTCAAGGACCACAGAGGTTCATTCACACCAATCAAATTATCCAATAAATGGGTCCAATCCAACATTAGTATTAACGATGATATTTTTGTTTTTCGTGGATTACATTTACAGAAATATCCAAAGTCACAAGCCAAACAAGTGATGGTTATTCAGGGTAAATTGATTGATTTTTGTGTATGTGTTGACAAACTCAACCCAAATTTTGGAAAAGTTTTTGAATATATGATGAATGAAGGAGATGTTCTATATGTACCTCATGGATATGCTCACGGATTTTTAACTCTACAAAGTGGAACTATTGTCAACTATTTGGTTGATGAAATGTATTCTCCCGAACATGAACTATGTGTTAAATGGGATTCGGTTGAAGAGGTTAGAGAAACTATTACAAAATTAACCTCAGGGTTTACATTCAAACTTAAAATGAGCGATAAAGATAATGAAGGTATTCATTTTACAAATTTGGTATGACAAGGGAAGAGGTTGAAGAACTATACGAAGGAGCAATACTACTTGAGGGATTTGACGATTGTATTGTTGGAGTTACTGAGGAATTTGGTAATGGGATTAGAATACTATACTCAAGAGACAAAATTTTAGAGTCCCTACAAAAAGATATGTCCGAAGAAGATGCTATTGAGTATTATTACTATAATATAGTAGGTGGTCATTTTGGAGACAGGAATCCAGTATTTCTGGTTTAATAATGTCTCATCCAAAAATTTAAAACTTTTGGGGCCATTCTTTTAACCATTCCTCCCACTGAACTAGGGGTAACTTCTCTACCTTCTTTTTCTAATATTGTCATTGCTCCACGAATCATTATGTGTTTAACCTCATCGGCCATTGATGCCGCTTCTTCAAACTCATCACTTTCTTCATTATAATGTTCTTTCCTTAAAATATCTTCACCAATATAAAGATATGGTGACGCTCCAAACATGTTAGCAACACCTGACTCTCTTATCTTATCCAAGTATTTTTTAATTGGTAACATTTTAAAATACTTTAGGATTTTGGCATCATCAGATAATTGGTTCACATCACTGGATTCATTAATCTTCCTTTTACTTCCCTTCCAATCTTCCTCATACATCCATTTATCAGTATCGGACAATAAAAATAATGAACCACCATCATCCCATTTGATGTCGTATTGGTGTCCTGTCGGTTGTTTTGAAATTCTCCTAACAGTTCCTTTATTTCCGGTGTATCTAGGCTCACCGTCCATATCAATACAAACTATTCTATCACCAATTTTTAATTCGGGATTAATTTTCTTACTCATATATTTATAAATATGAAGATAATGATTAATGAAACTCAGAAAAGACTTATAACTGAATCTATCAATGATAGAATCAAGAATATTCAAGAAGAGTCAGTTAATATTACAAAACAAGTAATTGAATCCACCGCAACTCAGACAGGTATTAATTTATCTATGTTGTTAACTTGGGGTACATCAATTGGGGGTTTCATATCTCCTGTTATTCAATGGTTACAAGGTAAGAACCCTCAACTAAGTGACATGGATATATCATTAATTATGACGGCAGTTATTGCTGTGATTTTTTATGATAACAAAAAAGTAATTACAGATTTAGTTAACGAAATTAAAAAAAGAGGTCTTGAAGATTACTTTAAAAATTCATTAAAGAAATCAATTGACTTAAAAAAGACGTTGATAAATTTCCTAAGGAGTTTAAATATTTCATCATTCAACTTACTTAGTATGTTAAGTTACGCATTTTTGGTGCCTCTACTTCAGATTTTCTATAATATGGCTCACGAAGGTCATTTTAATTCTCATGATGCTGAAATGATTGCCAAAGCAGTTACGTCGTTTGGTTTAATAACTGTGGGTAGTAATTACCTGAAAGTTTTGATTGAAAAGATTTTAAATAGATTTTCTAGCAAAAAGTAATTTTAATCTTCAAACTATCTTCTCCTTTTATTGTTCTATGATAAACTCCTTCAGGAATAGTGTACTTACCACCTTTCTTCATTTCAATGGGTAATTCGTTATCCAATTGTAATTGCCACCCATTACCCTCAATGACCTCAATTAATCTTGTTTCTCGGTCTCTATGCCAATGAAGTTCTCCTGAATCAACATTTGATTCAAATATTCTAATTTTAGATTTTTCTGTAACTTCTAAATCTTTGTATGGTTTCATATTACCAATAACCTGGATATGTTTTTCCACCCCACAAATGTCCAAAACGATTAAGACGACATGCCCAATAACCTGCGGTCATTCTATCTTTCTTGTCTTTACAGTTATGTCTTGATGCAAACGCCTTACGAGCTTTAGGGTTAGATACTTTAGCGGTTAGACCACCCTTAACATCTCCAAATGATATTTTTTTAACTCTTCCTGTAGATGGGTTTTTAACGTATACTACATATTTTTTTCCACCACCTGTATTTCTTCTTGGTTTACCCAATTCCACTTTTTTACCATTATATTCCGCCTCATTAATAAATTCCTCAGATAATGGTATGTCTAAATAAACTTCTTTTCCACTTGATAATCTAACCTTTGCACCCAAATCGGTCTCAATTAATTCAACCTCTTCATCACTTAATTCAATATTACCATTCTCATATAAATCACGAACTTCGTTAATTAAACTAAAGAAAGAATCGGAATGTGGACGATATATGTTTTCAGTTAATGGTATATTGTTTTTTAAATGGTAATTCAAACCTTCAGAAACTAATAATTCATTACTTTCCTTTAACACTTTTTTAATCAAATTATCAATTCTCATTTTTTCTCACGAAATAAAAAATACAACCCAAAGAATGATAGTGCAATACCATAAAAAATTGCGGTGGTAGTCCAATAGGAATTCGTAGCATCTAAAATCATCTTGAAGATTACGTCGAAACCTAAAGGGTTGAAAAACATTCCAGCCATCAGACAGAAAGTCGCTATGTTTTTGCGAAATAATTGTCTCCAAGTCATCACTATCCATTTATTTGGGGTTAAAGTTTATGAATCTGAAAAAAATCAAATTCTTTATCATAAATATTTGTGGGAATCAATATTTGTCGTATATTTGTAGAAATAATTAAATAATCAAGTCCTATGAAAAACTTATTCCTTTCTTTAGTGTTAGTTTTAACAAGTTTATGTTCATTTGGGCAAGTTAAAAAAGAATTTGTTGCATTGACTGAGGTTGAGCAATTAGTCTTCAAAAAAATAAATGACTATCGAGTTAAAAACGGATTAAAGTCAATTATTTGGTGTCCTAACTCATACAAATCAGCATACCATCACTCCTACTACTTGTCAGACCCAAATGTTGAAATTTCACACTTTGAGCCGGAAGATGTTGAAGGTATTGATGAAATTAACACTCATAACGACAGAATTTGTGGGGTTTTAAATTCACCTGGGGTTGTTAGTGTTGAAAACGTAATGACAGTCCAAGCGTCCGACCGTTGGCTTAATAGAAAAGATTGTGATGGTAAAAAAACAACATCCGATTTTATTTTTAAAGCTTGGTATGAATCTGATAGTCATAACAAGGCAATGTTAAATCCGTCTATGACACATGGGTCAATTGCTATTGTTAGAGAAAAGGATGGTAATTATTGCAGACCTGTAATGGTATTCTATAAAAAATAAAAATGGGGATTACTCCCCATTTTTATTTTATTGTCCTTTAGTCTTATATGATGACCAATTCTTCGCAATTTTTTCAGCTGTGGTCCTCGGTACTTCATTTCCAGGGACACTCCAATCACTACCTGAACCTCCGTATCTGTATCGATACGAATAATTTGGCCATTTTTTAAAGTAATCTTGACATTTTGGTTCTTTTCCCGCTCCGTGATACTCATATTGGAAACACCAACGTGCGGTCTCATCACTCCACATACCCTTACCAAGTACAAAATCTGAATTTGAAACACTTTCACCTGCCAAATCACCTTCTTGTACAGGTATCCATCTTACTTTACCTGCAACTTGATTGTCATCACCATTTGAGTAATATACTGACGCATAATTAGGTTTCTGCACCTTACATCTATAAATCCCTTGAGCATCTGTTGCGAACCCATCCGCACAAAATGTGATAATTCTAGTATGAGGCGCATTCCATGCCAATATTCTATACGGCTGAAATGAGTAAGTTTGACTTGATTTTGTTTCAACCTCACCTTTAGCTTGTATTGTTATAGTTACAAATTGATATGGCTGATATTGAGGTTCCGTAGATTTATTAACATTAGGAGTATAATCAGGTCCCGCAAATGCTTGTGAGATATCGGTAATATATTTAACCTTATCTAATGATATTCCTGGAATTGTAGATAAATAATTTTTAATTGAACTAAACGCAGTATCCGCTCTTTTTTGAGCTAAATCAATATTAAAGGCCTTTCTTTCTTCTTCGGTTTTTCCTGGTCCTGATTTTGAACTACCTGCGGTAACAATAACTTCGGTTTCAACATTTTTTAACCCCTGATTATTATACCAATTACTAATTTTTGTTTTTTCATCATCTGTTAAACTCCATGGTTGTGACTTACCTGGAGCAAATTTAGTTTCGGCTTTTATAATCAAAGGTTTAACTTTAGATGTTTCATTCCTAACTAATTTAGTTCCATCAGGAGAAATAAAAGTCCCAGGCGTTGGATTTGGTGGTTGATGTTGCTCATTTACCAACTCTGTATATTTTTTTTCAAGAACGTTAAAGTAATTAATTTCCGTTTTTTGATTTTCATGAAGAGAACGAATTTTTTCTTTTTCGTTTTCTGATATAATAATTCTTTTTCCCATATTACATTTTAGTTTTTTTATAAATATATTAATTAGTCCAAATATTAATTTCAACCCATTGGTCATTTAAATATTTTGGGTCCTGTGGGTTATCAACACCTTGTTTATAAGGTATTGAACCTTGTTTATATCTCCCACTTACTGATGACATTCCTTTTGGCCAAGATGGTAACTTTTCTAATTGACTTCTAAAGTAATCTCCAAGTGTCCCCCCTCTTTTTTGAGATAAAGTATTAACATCTGAACCTGTCTTAGGAGTCTGTGACTCTGAAGCCACCCAACTAATTTGAAATGGTTTGTTTGATTTCGATAAATATTCTTTAGCCTTTGTTAAAAAGTTTTGAACTTCCTGAAAGTTTCTAATGGAATCTTTATCAAGTCCTGTTTTACCCGTATTAAAATAAAATTTATTATTTAACTTTAAAACATCTTTTAGATTTTGTTTACTAGCAGCCGATGACGTGCCGGTCTTAACATCCACACTTGTGTTTGGCGTTACCGGTCCTCCAGTTGACGGGGGGTCCGTTTCATTAATTTGGGACTCTGAAATCAAATATCCATTTTTTGTTGCGGACAAATGCATTTCAATAATTCGTTGTCTTTCACTATCGTCAATTGTAAATAAATTTTTCATATTAAAACATTTTATAATAAATATATGACAAAAGAGAATACTTATTAGCAAACATAAAAATATGGCTGCAAAAACATCAAAATCAACAGGAGCAACAAAGGTTACCTTTGGGACTAAAAAAACTGGAAGATATTCCAAAAAACAATCAACAAATAAGAGGTCTAAAAACTATAAGAAATCATATAGAGGACAAGGTAGGTAATATGAAACAATTTATTAAAAAACAAATTGCAGATATAAAAAAATTCTCATTTGCTGAAATGACTTCCAATAGCAATGGGAAAACATCTAGCAGTGGAACTATGGGGGTTTATGTAATCATTATTGGAGGACTTTGTTTTCTACTTGGTAGTATTGATAAAATGTTTCTAAATAAAGATATTGATGTGATGACACAATCAATAATCTTTACAGGCATCGGAGCAGCATTACTTGGTTACAGAAAATCAAAAGATAATACTGAAATTATATCTGAAGAGGTTAAAAATGAAGAAAACTAACATTTAGATATATTTATAATATTATGACACGAAAAGAAAAACAAGTTGACAAAGTTTTAAAAACAATAACTGAAGGTAAACAACATCTTTTAGTTGAGAATCCATTACTTATGGGTTTATTAAGAATGGGATTAATGAATTACTTATTTGGTGATGCGGTTAAAACACAAGTAGATAAAGTAATTCAAAAATATCCTGAATTATCTCCAACCGAGTTATTAAAAAAGGCAGGGTTAGATGTTACCGCTTCTGACAAAGATGTTGAGGAGTACACAAAAGATAGTTATTTAAGTAAATCTGAAAAAGAAAAATTAGGACTTGGTGATACTTCTTATGGTGTCGGAGCAATGAGTTCAAATAATGATAACAAATTTTATGAAAGAGTTTTGAAGGATTTAGGAGCACCTGTCACTGATGGGAACATTACATTCTTAAAGGCAATTAGACAGGCGGAAGGAGCTAAAGCAAGATACAATCCATTTAATACAACTATGAAAAAAATGGGGTCATCTTGTTATAATGTCTTAAAGAGAGATAATTTTGGTGGATGTAAATCAGGAGTTCAAAATTATATGAGTGAGGAGGATGGAATTGACGCAACTGTTGAGACTTTAAAATTGGGTTACTATAAAGATATTGTTAACGGATTTAAAAATGACGTAGGTCCTAAGGAATTATCAAAAAGATGGGCGTCATCACCATGGGGAACAGGAGACTTAGTTAAAAAAGTTGTTGATTCCTACTTAAAGGGTGCTAAACCATCTCCACCACCTATTGCTCGTTAATTAACGAATATTTCTTAATTTTTCTATCAAGATGTTGATTTAATTGGTCTACAAAAAAATTAAATCCGTCTTCATTGACTGAATCAAAATCATCGGACCAATGTTTGTTCTTATACTGTTTAATTAAATTTTCACAACATTCAATTTGAGTATACGATGTTACAGAGTCAATTATTTTTTTAACCCATTCAAAATCTTTTTCCATTGGGCTAATATAAGTCATTAGTTATATAACAAAGCAACGTACTGAGGATATTTTTTCTCAAATACTCTTGCCATAATTCCGGCTTCAGTATTTGCATAATCTTCTTGTGATTGAGTATTATACCCTTGTAACTTTATTTTTCTTTGTCTTGCAAATTCATGAGTCCATTCATGAGCAATTGTTCTAATAATATCAAGTAACATTCTATTATCCGCCAAAACCTTAATTAAACCCGTTATCTCGCTACCGGTTGACATAGCCCCCATTCTCTCACTCATTAAAATAATCTCAACGTCTCTTTTAAGTGGTGAGTTTTCTTGGGCGAATTTTAAAAAATCTCTAATAACCTGAATCTTATCTTGCCCTAAATCTTTTACTCTATTTACAATTTTAACTTTCATACTGATAAATATTTGTCTTAGTTGATTAAATTTACTATATTTAATTGTAAAGAAAACTAATCATGCGGAAAGATTTAAGTTTAGTTGATATTCTTAATAAAACAATCACATCTGAATTTCCTGTAATAAAAAAAGTGGAAATGACAAATAAAAAAATCTATGACGGATTCATTGATTTTAAATTTGTTCTTTTTTTAACTAAAGATGATTTATTTAAAATATTAGGAGTCACTGATGATTCATTAATACTTGATTTAATTTTTAAAAATGATGAAGTGAATGATTTTTGGTTCAAGTATAAAGTGACCGATAATTTTGATTACAAGACAATAAGACACAGACTAAAAAATATTTGTAAGTTCTATTATAACGAAAAGATACAAAATTTTGACGTGGTTATTAAACTTTTATGATGAAAAAATTCTATGAGGCGTATCTGAATAAACTTTATAAAAAGGACATTGACATTTTTTTTGGTGAGGGTTCAAAAATTGTAATTACTAGTTTAGGATACTCAACAAATTTAAAACAGATTCATATGTCGGCAAAGTTATTTCCAACTAACTCAGAATTTGCAGTTGAGATTTTTCCTGAAGGTTTGGAAATGTTAATTACGGAATCTTGGAAATTTATGGGAATTGATGAATTTGAAATAATGTTAACTAGCTCAATGGAACACTAATATGGCACATCCAATTTTACATTCCAAATCATCCGCAAAAAAGTTTGGGGGAATATGGGAAGATTATATACACCTACACGAATGGATGGATGAAACTAAGGGTTGGTACGGGCACTCAACTCATAGAATGTTTAGACATCATTCTGAAGGTATTTTTGAAATGGAGAAAAGGTTCGGACCTGAATTTAAAAATAGTGAAGGAAAGACTGTGTATACCAGATATGTTGGAGAGCAACATGTTAGAGAAGACTGCAATAACTACATCCCAACGGCAAAGGAGTGGATTGATGCAATTGAATCAAAGTCAAGACCGTTATGGATGATGAAAACTATGAAATTAGAATTTGAAGACTAATATTTATTAATATGGGAATATCAGAATTGAGAGATTATTTGGAAACCGAGGTTTCAAAAAAGATGATAAAATTATTATCTAAAATCATGAAGAGTTATAATAGAGAACGTCTCTATCAAACAATTACAATATATAATGGTGATGATGTTAATTATTATTTTTCACCTCATACAGAATCGGGCTCAATTGAACTTCCTCCATCTATAACAAATTATTTAGACAATCTTTATGAAAAAATATCTAATATGGATATTGAAAGTAATGAAGATGATGTTAACTATTCAACAATAGAAGTTATTTTTGATTTTGATGACGACGTGTTTAAAGTATGGATGACTGATTACGTATACGAAACTCAATCGTTTTCAACTGAAAGTGAGTTAGATGAAAACGATGAAAAAGAAATTATTGAAACTTTAAACCAATGGTTGAGTGAAGGTCATAAATTTGTTAAAGTTGATTATAGTGGAGGTGGTGATAGTGGATATATTGAAAGTAATGGATATGGTGAAGGTGGGATTAATGATATTGGAATTCCAGCAGGTTTTGAGGACTATATCTATCAAATGCTTGAATCAAATTACGGTGGGTGGGAAATAAATGAAGGTTCTCAAGGAACCTTCATAATTAATACTGAAGAAAAGACTGTTACTTTAGAACACAACATGAACGATGAACGTCCTGTTGATAGTGAGTTACTAAAAGTACATTTAAACTATTAATAAACTTGTATTGTTCTTTGTGGTCTGTCATCACCAAAATCAGGACAGAAATATACATTTACTCCGTCGTGATAGATTGCACCACCAACACCATTAGGTATCTTGTGTTTCTCATGGAATTTATCACCTAAGTCAATTTGATAATTTCCATCAGCAACTTTTATACACTTATTTTCCATTTCGTAACCACAATGATATTGTTGGTTTTTATTTTTATGTTTCATAAATTCATCAAATGACATTACAAATGATGCATTTTCATTCATTACTTTTTTAACAACTTTTCCTAATTGTCTTTCTGTTATCAAAATATTCTTTTTCATATTACTATAAATATTAACTTATATTATAATTACCATTAAGATACATTTCCGCTTCAGAATTTCTTCTGTTAACTAATCCCTGTAATCCTAATGTTTTAAAATTTCTAATCTGTTCCGCAGCCCTTTTATGGTCTCCTTTCTTAACTGACTGAATGAAGTCAGATTGTCTAACCCCACCACATCCAGCATTAAACGCTAATGACACTAATGCGTCAAATTGACCCTGAGTTATCATATAACTTTTAAGTCCTTTTGATTTCCATTCAGATAAAAAATTCCTAACACAGTCCGCAAACTCTTTAGCATCATTGTATAGTAATTTTAAAGCCCTTGTTTCATCTATAGTCATTCCCATTCTAACATCATCACCAGTGTGACCCCATCCAATAGTTGCAACACCAACGCTGTCTTTATATGCTTGTAATGCCGGCTTGCCCTTTAATTTTGCCAATCCCTCGGCGTACTTAATATGGTCCCAAAAATCCTGACTAACTTTCATTTTAGTACCATCTTGTAAATTACTTTCCTCAGGTACGTCTACAGGTTTTACAATTGGTTGTGGTTTATCATACTTTGTCATAGTACTATCCGACGCTGCGGTAATATCAGGCATTTTTATTTTTTGCTCATTAACTTCAGGTTTCAATACCGTCATGGACTCAGGAAATTCTTTACTTAAAAATTCTCTGTTTTTACCCTTATATGGAATATTTTGTAAAACGTATCTAATTGCATTTAAACCTGATACTCTCTTATCATTGGCATCCAATATTACCCAAGGGTGATTAACCGTTGAGGTTTTGTCAAATAATTTTTGTTTAAACTCTGAGAATCGGTCCCACATGTCTTGCATTTTCTCGTCATTAGGGGAGTATTTCCAATACTTTAATGGTGACGCTTGTCTCATCTGAAATCTAGTTGCCTGAGTCTCCTTATCAATTGAGAACCATAATTTAAACAAATAATCTCCATCTTTAACTAAGTCTTTTTCAAAGTCTTCAACGTTTTCCATAAAGTCTTCATATTCCTCTGGAGAACCGTATCCCATCACTGGTTCAACAAGTCCTCTATTATACCAACTTCTATCAAAGAAATTAATCATTCCTTTTCTAATTTGACTTCTATATCTATCCCACCATGCTTTTCTCTCCTCAGGTGTTGGTATTCCCAATGCAATGATGTTGTAATATCTTGGATTTAAATTCTCAGTGTACTTTTTAATAGTTGAACCCTTACCCGCAGAATCTCTACCCTCAAAAACAATTATGACAGTTTTACCGGTACTTTTAATCCACTCTTGCATTTTAAGTAACTCAACTTGTAAATGATATAACTCCTCGTTATAAACTTTCTTTTTAATTAATGAAGGTTCTTGTGGTTCAAATGAAAACTCTTCAAAATCAGGTTCGTTACTTATGAAATCTTCTTTTTTTCTTTTCTTTAATACCTTTATAATATTTTCAAAATACTTGGTAATGTTTTTTTCTTTATTACCTTTTTTCATTAAAACATTTCTAACATTTCTCTCAAGTAAGTCAAAATTAATGGTTTGATTAAAACCCATATCCATAATATCATACAATAGAATCTCAAGGTTCTTTGTGTAGATATTATATTGTTTTAGAATATCCGCAATCTCATTCTCATATTGTTCTGTCGGTTTCTCCTCTTCGTTTAATTGAGTTCCGAGTAATTGTTTGTATCTGCTGATTTCAGAAATTAATTTTTTCATATAATATAAATATTACGAAAAAATAATTGATTGTTTTTTAAATTACACTATATTTAATAAAAAGTATGAGAAATAAATTGCGAAACATATATAATTTATACAGAATGTCCTGACAATTGTCAGGATTTTTTTTGCCCATACGTTAACAATAAACAAAAAAATAAAAAAAAATGAAAGACACAAAAACTTATGACGAGTTAGTTCAAAAAATGAGAACATTCTTCCAAGAAAAAGGATTTAAAGAAGTTCCAACACAATCAAGATTGTCAATTTTGGCAGCATGTGAGAATCCTCACTCAATAACAACATTCAATTATCAAGGAGAAGTTTGGCCGTTACCACAGACAGGTCAAATGTGGTTAGAATACGAACTTCTTAAAAATCCTGAATGGAATGGTGTATATTGTATCTCAACATCATATAGACAAGAGAAGGACCCAATTCCTGGAAGACATGAATTAATTTTCCCTATGTTTGAATTTGAATCAAAAGGAGGAATGAAAGAAATGATAAAACTTGAATCTGAACTTTTGGATTACTTAGGGTTTGATAAACCAATTGAGGTTAACTACGATGATGTTTGTGAAGAATATGGTGGAGTCCCAATTTTAGAAAACGAACATGAAACAAGAATGTGGGAAGAGAAAGGTCCTGTTGTTTCTCTTCAGAATTTCCCATACAGAACCAATCCATTTTGGAATATGCGAGAAAGTGAAAATAGAATATTCAATAAAGTTGATGTGATTCTCTACGGACAAGAAACAATTGGTTCGGCAGAAAGAAGTTCTAATGTAGAAGAAATGAGAAATAACTTCTACACTATTGAAAACGGTGGATATTCTGCCAAACTATTTGAACTATTCGGTAAAGAAAGAGTTGAGAAAGAATTAGAAGAATTCCTATCGTTTGATTTCTTCCCTCGTTTTGGTGGAGGAATCGGAATGACAAGACTCGCAAGAGCTTATCAGTTAATGATGGAAGAAGTAGAAACTGTATAAAATGAAAATCCCCTCTAATTTGAGGGGATTTTTTTATTCTTTAATTTCCGACATTAAACGTCCCCACAACAACATCTGAATAATACCCAAAAGAATTCCAATAGTCAAAATTGACTTATTCGGAGCATTAACAATCAAAATCATATCTACCGCCAAAGCCATCATACAAGCGGTCATTTTAAGTTTTAAGTTTTTCATAGTTGTGTTGTGGTTTTAATTATTTCTACAAATATAGAATAAAAAACCCACATTTCTGTGGGTTTTAATATTTTTTTATAAGAAATTAAAATCTTACAGGTGGTACCACAACAGTTCCTCCACCGCCACAAGGACATCCGCATTTCTTTTGCCAATATGACGGCCATTTACATGGATTAGCACAAGTAGACGCACAATTTCCAGGTGCAATATCTTCTTTTACATCTCCATCGCGTTGTAATCTTTTTTTCTTTCTTTGTTCTCCGATTTCACCACCATTATCGTTAGATTGCATGTCTTTAATTGCTGACATCATTTCTTTCGCCTCTTTTTTCTTACCTGACTTCATTAATTCTTTAGCGTATGCTTTAAGGATGTCATACCCGGCAATACCTAATAAACCAATTGTAGTTCCAACAATTGTTAAAATTGCATCACCTGTTTCCAACGCTACCGGTAAATACTCCTGCTCATTTACTGATTTTTTTCTTTTTGTTTCAGTTACCAAATTTTTGATTAAATCTGTTAATTCAGATTCTGTTAGTCTTATTTTCTTTTTCATTTTATATATTATTACAACATTTAGTCTTATTTAATAAATACTTAGATAGTTCACTTTGGTATAAAAAACCTTCATTTGTTTTTCTTTTTTCCTTACTATTTTTTTGGAAATATTTAAACACCACTCTACCACAATCATATATTACATACGATTTTTCATTACTTTCAACGTCAGTCATTTCCATTTCAACAGTTAAATAATCATCTTCCTGAATATACGTAGCGTTTACAACTTTAAAAATTTTTGGTTCTTTAATTTTCCTATCTTCAAAAATATAAGTTTTACCAATTAAAAATTCTAATTCTGACGGTACCTCTACAATCTTGTCTAATTCTAATGTTAATATTTCCTTATCTTTATTCTCTTTAAATTTATCGTCTATCACATATTGTTTGTCAGTATATCCGTCTTTAGTTATTATAATATTAAAGTCGTAGGTACTGTCAAATTTAACTTTCCCATCACTGTTAGTTTTTAAAGTCACATCCTCACCTAATTTATTTTTTGTTTGTATAACACACTCAGGTAGTGGGGACTTAGACACCGAGTCAACAATCAGTAAATCAAATTGGTTTACCCGTATTTCAAGTGTTTTCAATGACAATGAATCTTTAAGTGTCACATTAATTTCAGTTTCGTCAATTTTAGGAGTAATTTCTTGAGGCTCCATTCCAACAAATGTTACGTTTACTGAAGGTCCAACAAAATTGTTTAAGATTCCAATTCCATTTACATCCGTCACCGCTCCGTTTGTCCTGTCTCCAGAATCAATCACCGTAACAAATTCTAATGGTTTATTACGTTCATCAAAAACTTTAATTTTTAATGTTCTTTTTTCCTCAAATAAATATTGCTTATTTAACGCATTAATATGCATTTCTAAAATTCTATCTCTTTCTTCAGATGAAATCTCAAATAAATTTTTCATAATTCTATTAATAAATATAAAGCTTAGTTGATTATATTAAACTAAAGAATTAATATTGGGTATGAGTACAATTAAAAATGGAGACCGTGTATCCGTTAACTACACTGGAAAATTAGAAGATGGTTCAATTTTTGATTCTTCATTACAAGAAGGACGAACACCATTAGAGGCGACTTTAGGTCAAGGTATGTTAATTCCTGGTTTTGAAAATGGATTAATTGGCATGTCTATTGGTGAATCTAAAACTGTTGAGATTGAGCCTGAAAATGCTTACGGTACCTATAATAATGATATGGTACAGGAAGTTCCATTGTCACAGGTTCCTGAAGGAGTTCAAGTCGGTGACATGTTGACCGGTCAGAGTCAGTATGGGCCAATGCAAGTAACAGTTAAAGAAGTTAGTTCTGAAACTGTTGTATTGGATATGAACCACCCACTAGCGGGAAAGAAACTAATCTTTGATTTGGAAGTAGTTTCAGTAAACTAATAAAAAGTCCCCTAATTGGGGACTTTTTTTACACTAATTAGTATTTATTAACTATAGATAAAAAGTTTAATGGATTATATGTCACCAGAGATAATTGTTGCGTTTATTACAGGGGTTTTGGGTCCAGTTTCTGTAATTCTAATCAAAAGTTTTTTAGATAAAAGAAAGAAAAAACCAGATTTAGTTCATGAAACATTAAAAGTTTCAGAATTAGTAACATCAAAGATAGAACACATTAAAGAAGAGTTCGGAGCCGACAGAGTTTGGATTACACAATTTCACAACGGAGGTAATTTTTACCCAACAGGAAAATCAATGGCAAAATTCAGTATTATCTATGAATCAGTGAATGTTGGGGTCTCTTCAATACAAAGTAATTTCCACAATATACCTGTTAATCTTTTTAGTAAATCAATTAATCAGTTATTATTAAATGATGTAATTGAAATCCCTGATTTTAAGGATGATTCAATTTCAACATTCGGTTTAAAATATGTTGCCGAGGAAAACGGATGTAAATCAGGTTATCTATTCGCAATTAAATCAATTGATGAGAGATTTATTGGTACTTTAGGTTTGGATTTTACAAAACGTAAAACAAAATTAGACATGGAGTCAGTAAATCACCTACAAGTTCATGCGACTTCATTGGGTGGGGTGTTGATGAATCACTTATCTAAGTAATTAATTCATTAGTCCTGACATTTCGTTAACAATCACACCTTGTTTCATTTGTAATTGTCTAATACGACTATTTTGAGATTCATTCATCTCCAAACTTTCACCTTTAATTGACGCTATTTGGTTAGATAATTTATCAAATTCTGATAAAAGATATTGGTATCTTTGAGCTTTTTGTTCGTAATTCATTCTAAATTATAATCATTTGTTTATATAAATAAACATTACTTTTCACATTCCGATGCGTGACTATATACCTCAAATGGAAATGGTATCATAGATTTTAAATATTCTTTAACATTATCTCTAATATACCCTGAACGTAATGATGACCAATTATCATTCAATACCCATTCCTTGTTTAATAGGGTATACACATCAAAAATTGAATCTTCCTCGTCAATTCTATCTTCATTTAGAAACGCTCTAAAACCACAAATTCTATCATCAGATGAAAAATAACTATTAAGTTGTTCTTCCACCTTTCTGATGATTTTTTTACTTTGTTCTTGTGTGATTTTATATTTCATTAAATTAACATTTGTCAGAATAAGGTAATATTGTCAAATAAATATCATACTTATCTTGTATAAAATTTATAGAATCTTTAATTAAAGATTTTAATTCTTCTTTACCCTCAAAACCTTTTTTACTCATTTTACTATTAACCCATTTCTTATCAATTCTAAGTTTAACAGTTGGGTTAATGTCAAAATCTTCATCAGGAATTACCTCAAATTTACAAATCTCATATCTGTTATGAAATTCTTTATTTAAATCTGAGACAATACCGATAAGTATTTTATTTTTTTGAGATTCGGTGATTACAAGTTTCATTTTAATTCCTTAATTTCTCTTAGTACTTTAACGTTATTTGAAATCCTTTTAAGATTTTTTGCGAAGTTACGTCTATTACGTTTTGGTTTACCTGCTTTTTTTGCCTTTGCCATGTGAATATTTTATTATAAATATCCATTAAATAAAAAACCCCAATTAAGGGGTTTTTAGTTAGTTAATACCTTCGTTGAATTTAGTTTCAATCTCTTCACGTTCTTCATCCGTTAAATCCTCGTCGGTTTCAATTTCTTCAATCCAAGTGTTATAACCATCACTACGAGCAACGATTGAAAATTCTCTACCGTCTTCTGTTGTTCCATCATATTTTTTTAGACAGAACATCAACATTTCATTTTCAAAATCAATATTCATAATTAGTCAAATCTACATTCTTGTTCTTCACCTGTAATTTTTTCTCTAACTACATCAGACTCACTACATTCTTCTCTTAAACTTTCAAGATACTCGTCATCGGTTGGCTTCATTTCATTCCAATTTTCTGAGATGTAATCTTGTATTTCTTCTTCGGTCATTCCATTAAGTTCGGGATAGTCCTCAACATTAATTTCAACCGATTCTCTTACAACCATTGTGTTGTAATACTCTACCATTCTGACTGAAATGGTCTTTGGCGTTTCGTTTGTATTTTCCATAATAATATTTTTAATAAAAATACATTAGGGAAATTATATTGTCAAACGTCTTTTATTTTTTTGGGTGAATAATAATTCCAATCATATGATTCACTATCATGATTAATAGTATCAATTACTTCTCCGTCATAAACTGAAGTAAATCCTTCATTTTCCTCAAATCTAAACTTTTCAGTTACGATACTCATATCGTATGAATAGACAATATTTTTATATACTTCTGTTTGGATAACTCTCATCTCAATTCCAACGTTTTGAGAGTATTTCGCAAGAGTTGGTCTATTTAGAGGAGTTTTAAAATCGTCTCTAATATTTAATTTAATCAACGAATACATGTAATCCACGTCAATTGTTTCAACATTAATCCCAAGAGCACTGATATTTGACACATAATTTTCGTAATATTCTGATGACTCATCAAACGGATTTTCCCATTCATCACCATCAAAATCTTTTAATATGTTGTCAATGATTTTAATTAATATCTTATCATTAAATCTTTCTAACTTACTTTTTTCCATATTATATTTCGTATTTGTCAGGAATTATTCTTTCAACTTCTTCTCCTGTTGTATTAATCAATCGGTTCATATCTGACCAATTAATACCATTGATTGAAACAACGTGTGTCATCGTATCAGAATTAAATTTCCTATCATTAAAGTACGCCCAATCACCGGCATCATCAGGTTCTAAATAATGTAGATAATTGAATAGTATTGAAATATGAGACTCATCTTTAACTTCAGGTATTATGACATCAACATAAATGTCATACGTCCCTCCAAAGTAGTCGTCATCTTTTTCAATTTCAGTTATTTGTATTGGGAGTTTGTATCTTTTTTCCGACTCGTCAATATAGAACTCAAGTTCTCCTCCTAACTTAGTATCGAGTAAATCTTTTAAATAAGGGTACTTTGAAACTCTTTTTAAAAACTCCCCAAGTCCCCCAAAATACTCCGCAATCTCTAATGGAGACATTCCCTTATCTAATTGAGAAATTATCTTCTGCGAAAAGTTATCTGACATATTTATAAATATATGGATAAAGATATATTAATCACTATTGAATTAATTAAAAAGTTTGTAAAATCTAACGGAGTATTTGAAGATTACTACTATACCCCATATTCTGAAAACGAATTACCAATTGATGTTAGAATCCCATATAAAGTAACTAAGATTTCTTTACATAAAGAAAAAGAAGGTAAATTCAAATACGAAGGTGTTGTCTATGTTAAACCATTGGAAGTTATTCAGGGTGTTGGAGGTCAATTTGAGACAGGATATTCTTTAGATGATATCCCTGAATACTTGTTAGACGATTTCACTGAAAATATTGTGAAAGATATTGATAACTTTCTAAGTCACGTATATTTAGAAGTTGATTTTACTTATTAAATCTGAACAAATTTAATAACCCTTATGTATGAATTAGGAAGCCAATCTTCGTCAACTCTTGCCGATATCTCCTCAATTAATTCACTATAGTATATTCCATCATCATTGACATAACATATCACATCAATTTTAAATGGATTACCTTTTTTCTCAACGTTAATCACCTCCATTCTATCTAACCCCTCAACTTGAACAAGTTCAGACATCTCACCCATACCCCAATCTTCTGATTCGGTTTTAATTGTGCGCAGAGTATTATCTACCGCAGTTTGGGCAAGTGTAATTAATTTAGATTGCGCAACTTTAAACTTCATCGCTTTCACCAAGAAATGGTTTTGTATCACCCAACTTGGTATTAACCAATTTATTAAAGTTTTCAATTACGATTTTTTTTCCTCCTGTGTGTTGTTCACGGATTCTGTTTTTTTCTTCTTCAGAAAGGTCGTTTAAAAGATGTTTCATTTTAGTATTTTATTTATGTTATTTATCGTCCAAGTAATCTATTGATTATATTATTTGTTTTTTTAGTTTCTGCAAATTTTATCCTTGGGATTTTTATATTATTCTCCTTTTCGTATTTGGCGATTAAATCCATAAGAATATTTTTTGGCGCGTAATTGGTAAGTTTGTTCAGTAAGTGTTGATAATTATATGGTGTTTTATTTTCACGAGCGTCTGTTCTATAATCAGAGATAAATTTAAAAATTACTTTTTCCAGTTTAGGATTGTGTTCCTTATAATCAACTTCAATATTTTTATTTTGGACTAAATCAGGAACTTTTAAGGCCGCAATTCCCGTAATTGCCCCAACAATCAATGGGATAATACTGGTATCATCGGGTTGATGACGTATATATGACGTGGTCATGTCAAGTAACCCGTATACACCTGAAGTTACCGAAATATTGATTAAATTTGATAAACTAAGTTTATCAAGTATGTTTTGAAGTCGTTCTCTTTCTTCTTCATTTGCAACTTTAAAATTACCTTTAGAATAAGATATGGTTTCATTAACCTCTTCACTAAACTGAGATTCAATTTCATCTTCAACAGTTTCTTCAAATCCCTCTTTACCTAACTTATTGTATAACTTACCAAGAAACAATAAGTCGTCATTAGACAATGTTTGAATAATCTCCTGTTTAATTTCACTTGCAACTTTTTGTTCTTCGTTCTCACGAATAACACGTTTAACAATGTTTGTCAAATCCGACTCGGTTAATCTAATAACTTTACTCATAATTATTTTTTACCTAAATCTCTCATCATTTTTGAGATGTTATATGGGTTGTCAAGAGATGATACTCTACCTCTATTACTTTCATCACTATAACGAATTTTTGGAGCCCTCTCCGCAACCAAATTGGCAATTTTCTTGATAAATCCTTTAGAAAAAATCTTAATTGGATTTTTACCATTTTTACCAGTGTGATTAATAATTATGAGTGGTCTTAACCCTGTATGCTTAAGAACAGATGCCGGATAATATATATCAATATCTAAAAACTCACCAAAAGGGCTAACTCTAATAACAAAATGTTTGTTGTCATCTGTATCAGGATTATTTGATATTGTTCTAAGTATTTCATAATCACCGCTCTTAACTTTCTCAAGTATCCCATTGGCAAGGTATTCCATTGTTGATGATTCATTCTCAACACCAAACAATGAATGGAAAGAACCACTTAATTTATCTCCAAATGTGAACGCGCTATCTTCTTGGATTACTCGTTTAACGATATTAACTAAATCTGACTCGGTTAATCTGATTATTTTTTCACTCATAATAATGTTTTAATATAAATATATCAAAAAACACTATTTTTTGTATTCAATCCACTCAAGATAGAATCCAATACCGACAATTAAATTCATACCGATAGAAGAT